AGCGAGAGCTAACAATATTTGCATTTAAGACCACATGGACCCAGCGAACATAAAAGATCGCATCGTAGACTTCATTCGCGTACCTTCCAGCGAATTGTCACCGCATCCGCTCAACTGGCGAACGCACCCAAAGTCGCAAGCGTCGGCCATGGCTGGTGCTTTGGAAGAGATCGGAATGGCCGGTGCGTTGATTGCGGTCAAGCGAAATGGGTCGTATCAGATACTGGATGGGCACCTCAGGGCCGAGCTCGCTGAGGGCCAGGACGTGCCGGTAATTGTGGTCGACTTGAACGACAAGGAAGCGTTGAAACTTCTGTTGACTTTCGACACGATCGGGCGCGCAGCGGGAATTGATTCTGAAATGATGGCGGAGGCGGCTTCCCATGTCGAGTTTGACACCAAGGCCCTTAAGACCCTGGTAGATAAAACAATTGTGGAGTTTGCCGACAAGCGGCAATTTGATGTTGACCAAGACGAAATAACCGAGCCCCCCACGCCTGTTGCAAGTCGCGGCGACGTGTGGCAATGCGGCCCTCACAAAGTGGCTTGTGCCGATTCGATGGACGCGGCGTTTGCCGATTCGTTTCTTGACGGCGTCGATATTGCGTTGATGCAAACAGACCCACCCTACGCCGTGGGGTATGAGTACAACGGGTACGACGACACGCTAGACAATCTTAAACGGATCATTGAGAAAGCTATAACACCTTTGTTGCCACGGTGTAGGGTTGCGTTTGTTTCGGTGGGGACACACACAGCGTGGGACTATCCGCGCCCTACGTGGGTATTATCTTGGTTCCATTACGGCGGCAAATGGCCAGGACCTTGGGGCATATCAGTCCACACTATGATTTTGGCTTATGGGAAGGACCCGTACTTAGCCAACGGCAGGGGCTTACGATGGGATGGCTTTGCGGGTAGGACAGTGACGGACGACCAAGGCAGGGGCTTACGATGGGATGGCTTTTCGGGTAGGACAGTGACGGACGACCAAGGCAGGGATTTTGCCGAGTTGCATTCTTGCCCGAAGCCCCTCCCGTTTTGGCGGTGGCTGATGGAACGCGGGTCAATAGACAAGGGAGATGTGGTGTTCGACCCTTTGCTGGGCTCGGGAACGACCCTAATTGCTGCCGAGCAGCTTGAACGAGTGTGTTATGGAATAGAGCTATCGCCTACGTATGTAGACATTTGTTTGAACAGGTATGTGGGACTGACGGGGGAAAGCCCTGTTCGGGAATCTGACGGCGCAAAGTTCGTGGACCTGCCCGATGCCTAACGCTGGAACCATATCCGAGCTGGCGGAGCACGTGGGCCGAAACAGGTCCACGATAAGCAAGCTATTGGCACGTGACGATTGCCCCGTACAACCGACGTTCCCATTGACGGCGCGGCAGGTACGGTCGTTTGATTTATGGGCATCGTCACTGCAGGAGGACAGGAATCAGCAGCAGAGCGACGAACTGGCGAGGATAAGTCCACGCGCCGCCGTCGACGTGCAACTGCGCATGGAGCGTGCCGCCAAGGTAAAGGTTGAGCGCGAGAAACTCGAGGGCAAGTTGGTCAGCCGCGAAGAGATCCAGCACGAGATGGCGGCCATCCTCCACGCGTTGAAGAACACTGTCATGGGAACGACCAAGACGATTCGACCGGCGTTAGCGAAAGGATTGAAGGACAAGATCGACCGTGCCTTGCGCCAGGCCCTCCGCGAATGCGCGCAGGCGATGGAAGACGCGGTTAAGGACATGCCGTCATGAATGAGATAGTCATCATGGAACGTCTCGCGGAAGACACGGCGGTGGAGCGTCATACGATATTTTATCCCGGCGGTGCCAAGCACGAGGTGTCGTCGTCGGTGCCAAGCGACCGTGGCCGCATGATGCACGTGATAGATACAAGGGATCGCCTTGTATACTTCATGCACTACGACCCGGAAGGATTCGAGGAATGAGGCAATACATGGCGTGACCCCCTCGGATAACCAGCGGCCGTGGAAGTCGGTGCAGGGGGCGCGTTTAGATTTGTTGAGGTATCAAAAACACAAAGGCAAGACAATGGTTAACGACCCAGTCGAAAATAAAATAAAAGCAGCGAACAAGAAGTCGGCGCGAACAACGGACATTCTTTTGTTGTCGGCGATTGGTCTTGGGATATTGCTAGGTGCAATTTCAATAGTCATGCACTTTGTGAATTAGATGCCTAAGACCTTCCCCAGTTACGTGGTTAACTCGGTCATTCCTGAAGAGCCGATGCTGCCGTCCGAGTGGGCGAAGAAGTTCCGCACACTCACACGGAAGCAGAGCGCACGGCCGGGCAGGTGGCATCACGAGAACAGCCCAGCCACTGTGGGGATAATGGACGCATGTGCACATGAAGGCGTTGAAGAAATCAACCTAGTCAAAGCCGCGCAGATGGGCGGCTCGGAGGCCATTCGAAATGTCATCGGATACTACGCACATCAAGAGCCCGATCCCGTCTTGTTGGTGCTCCCCAATGAGCAGTTCGGTCGACGCATCATGGGTCGCCGCATCATCCCCCTCTTTAATGACACACCCTCACTCCGGAAACTTGTGTCAGACCGTGCTACCGACACACAACTCTCACAAATCGCACTACTCAACGGATTCGTCCTTTCGTTGGGATGGTCGGGGTCACCCGCCACTCTTGCTGCAGACCCCGCTCGAATCGTCATCAACGACGAAGTGGACAAATTTACCGAATGGGTGGGACGAGAGTCTGACCCGATCAGCCTGGGCTACGTACGGACGCAAACTTTCGAAGACTCCCGGCTCATAATCAACCTATCCACCCCCACGACTAGTGCAGGACTGATCAGCCAGCGGTTCGAAGGCAGCCCCATAAAGCTCTACCCGCGTTTTGCCTGCCCCTTATGTGGCACGTACCAACGGATCCAGTTCCCACAAATCAAGTGGAACGCACCGGATGAGTCCGACCCGGATAACGCCGCAGCCCATATCGAGCACCAAAAGGATGTGTGGTATGAATGCGAGAACTGCAAGAAACATATTGAGGACGGTCAGCCTCGACACGATATGTTGCAGACTTGCGTATGGGCCAGCGACGACCAAGTTGTTCGGAAGGATGGACAGATACGTGGTGACTGGCCTGTGGGCAAGCGAGTCGGGATGCACATATGGTCAGCACATGCCACGTGGATCAAATGGTGGCAGATTGCGGCTGAGTTCGTGCGATCCAAAGGCGATACGATCCGGATGCAAAATTTTCGAAACTCATGGCTCGGCGAACCATTCGAAGAACAGATAGCATCGCCGAAGCGTTCCACGTTCAGCGTTAAACGGGACAGCTCGAAACACAATGAGAAAGTGGTGCCCAGTTGGTCGGGTGCTTTGATTGCCAGTGCCGACGTCCAGAAGGACCACTTTTGGTACGTCGTGCGGGCTTGGGGTTCGGACTTTCGGTCACAACTTGTTCGTTACGGTACGGTGCGAACGTTTGACGAGTTGCGCGCAGTGACACTGGACCAGGCGTACCAGATCGACACGATAGAGGCCAACTATGGCTCTGCAAGCCCGTCGTTATTGGTGATCGACTCAGGCGACAGGACAGACGAGGTGTATCAGTTCGCGCTAACTGACCCGGACCGAATCATCCCGACCAAGGGTGCGAGCCAGCAGCAGAGGTCGCCTATAAGCTATCGTCGGATCAGCTATCAGCCGGCGGGGCGTAGTGCCATCCAGGTAATGTTGCACATGGTAGATACAAATTTCTACAAGGATCGCCTGGCCAGGTTCATCGGCGAAGAGGAGAACGGCGAAGAAAAGTGGTTGCTGAACACTTCGGTAGATGACGAGTATTGCCACCAGATGGCTAGCGAGCACAAGGTTATGGTTCGCAGCCGAACCGGCCCGCGCGTCGACTGGCGGCCGGTTTCGAGTGGGATCGCCAATCACATTTGGGACACGGAAGTCCTGAATGTGGTTGGTGCTGATATCGCCAATGTTGGTTTATTACCCGACGAGGGTACAATCCGTAAGGCCCGCCAGTCATCACCGCAGCCGAAGGCAGATAGCCAATGGCGACCGAACGACAGCGGCGGCAACTGGGCCACCAGCTACAAAAAAAAGTGGTGAAAGACCTTAGCCTCCACCACGACGGGGCCCGTGTTCCTGTACCTTGGCGGGCTGGGCACGGGCCCCGTTGTTATTTTGAGGTGAGTCATGGCAATTGACTTGACCGATATCCAGGATTTTAGTGATGCTAACTTGTTGGCGATTGCCAAGCAGGCGTACGCCAATGCTATGCTGAGCCAGGCTTTGTCGACAGGCGATCGCGCTATCACGAGGCCACGGATCGACCGGCTCAAAGAGCAGATCGAATGGCTTGAGCAGCGTATTGGTGCAGCAAATGACGACAACATTCTGCTAGCGAATTTTAGGCGGGCGTCATGAAAGATGGATTGATAGAGCGGACCATAGGACGACTATCGCCACAGTGGAAGGCGAACCGGGACAAGGCGCGTACATGGTCCAGCTATTACGACCAGGCTGGCCGCGACATGGCGAGACTGGCATCATTCCGCGGCGCCGTGCCGACACGCACAGACGATGCGTGGGGAAGCTCCACATCGCAGACAGGCGTACGGCACCTCAAGAAAGACCAGCTCGAACAGATGCGGAACCGAGCCAGGCAACTTGATCGTGACAATGTATTAGCTTCCGGCCTGCTCGACAGATCGGTTGAGAATGTTGTCAGTAATGGATTTACATTGCAGGCTCGTACTCCAGATGAAGAATTTAATCGCAAGGTCGAGGATAAGTGGCGCAAGTGGGAGCAGGATTGCGATAGGCGCGGCATGTCGTCCCTGGCCGAGATCGAACAGTTGCTATTCCGGGCACGGCACCGTGATGGCGATGTCGGCGTAAACCTTCTGCCGGACGGTCGGATCCAGCCTATCGAAGGCGACTTGATCGAAACGCCGACGGGCAACGAAGCACGCAAGCTCAAGATCGTCGACGGCGTGCAACTGGACCGGACAAACCGCCCCGTTGCCTATTGGGTCAAGGGCGGTGGCAAAGATGGGTTCAAGCAGATAGCTGCAAAAAATTTCGTTTTTTTGCCGAACATCAAGCGCCTTAACCAGGTCCGTGGCCAACCGATATTCAATCCGGTATTTTCGCTGTTTGACCAGATCGACGGGTATCTCGAAGCGACCGTGATTGCATCGCGTATGGCGGCGTGCTTTGGCCTGATCCTTCAAGAGCCGAGGCATATGCACACTTCCCTGCCAACAGCGACTGGTTCTGACGGCATCTTGCATCCCGAAGCAAACCTAGAACCCGGCATGATTAAAAGACTTGGCCCGATGGACAACGTCCATCAGATCAAGCCTGAGCAACCACAGCAGTCCATGCCCGAGTTCGTGGCCACACTGACACGGTTCACCGGCCTGAACCTCGGCTTGCCGCTGGAGCTTGCATTGCTGGACTTCTCGCGTACTAGCTACAGCAGCTCACGCTCTAGCTTGAACCAGGCGCGCCGAACATTCGAAGGCCAGCAGCAGTGGATAATCCAGCGATTCCTGGCACGGCTATATCAGTGGCGCGTGACCAAGTGGACCAAGGATCCAAACGATCCACTGGAAGAGCCGGCGCCAGACGAGCACGGGCGGGTACTATTCCGACACGAATGGATCGCACCTGGTTGGCCGTGGGTCGACCCAGCTAAGGAAACCGAATCCATAATGGCACAACTGGATCGTGGATTGACTACGCTAGCAGCCGAGGGGGCAAAGCGTGGGCTATGGTGGCAGGACGTTTTGGTTCAAGCGGCCAAGGAGAGGGAATTGATCAAAGAGCTTGGCTTACCTGATTCTCGGTCCAACAAAACTCGTGAAGCAGGCATGGACGCCGATGCAGAAGTAGACGACAGGAACGACGAAGACGACGAAGACGGTGGCGATGAATAAGGAAACTAGCAAGATGGCTAAGACATTCGAAGAACTCAGGGAGTTGAATCTGTCCATTGGTGAAAGTGTAGAGGTCGGTCCTAATGACGACAACTCAGGTGACTCTGCTGCGCGGTTCTCGATGAATGCCTACACGGGACAGGAAGTCGACACATCAATGGGCCGCGTGGTGTTTAAGATGAGCGGAATGAGAATCGGCAAACAGGTGAAGCCTGTCTTATTGGATCACGACTCAACACAGATCGTGGGGCATACCACTGAAATAACTAAAGACGGCCAATTGAAGGCAAAAGGCTTGATTAGCGGCGCGTCTGAGGAAGCGCGGCAAGTGCGGGATTCTGGACTGGGCGGGTTCCCGTGGCAGAGTTCCATGGGGATTCGGCTACACAAAGTGAAGCAGGTTCCGCGAGGCGAGGAGGAAGTTGTAAATGGTACTGCCACGCAGGGGCCGATTTCTGTAGTGACTTCCAGCTCACTGAAGGAGCTATCGTTCACTCCATTCGGCGCAGACGACAAGACGTCAGCCCGTGTGGTTGCGTTGTTCGAAGGTGGTAAGACCCTTGACTTGTCTGCATCTGTTGACCAAGATATTGAACAGCCACGAGACGTGGCGTCTACCACTGGAGCAAAAACAATGTCCGAAGAAACTACGGCAACGACTGACATCGCTACGGCAGCTTCTCTTTCGGTAGATGTCGAGGCAAGGTTATCCGAGGCCAAGGCGGCGGACGATGCCAGAATGGACGCGCTGCTTAAATCCTTTCCAGGCCGCACCGACTTTGTGCTGGCACAGTACCGAGCGGGTCACAATGTCCAGGAGGCCAAAGCCGAGCTGGTTGATATTCTGATCCAAGAGCAGGCGGGGAAGGATGATGAAATCACAAAGCTCAAGGACGCGGCTAAGCTAGCTTCCGAACAGAAAGTCGCCGAAGTGGTCATGGCTGGCGATATGAATAACACCGTCACGACTGACACTGCCGAGGCCGAGGCCGTGGGCGACGACATTGTGACACTTTCAAAGCGAGAGTGGAATAGCGACAAGGACAGGATTCGCACCAGTGGTCGGTTCCGCTCTGCGGCAGGCTATGCGGCTATTCGCAAAGCCGAAGAGGCTGGTACGTTCACGGTAAAGGGGCCGACGGTTGTTAAGTACGACGATAAATAAGGAGCTCACCTCATGGCCACACTAACACGAGACACGGTCCGCAAGCTGGGCGATAGCCCGAGAAATTTTGTAAACATGGACGTGATTGCGTCTGATATTATCTATCGCGGCGCGTTTGTTGGCGAAAGCTCATCGACAGGTGACGGCAGGCCATTGGTCGGGGGGGACACCTTTGTGGGTATTGCAGATGCACAGGCCGACAATTCTTCAGGATCGGCTGGCGATATCACAGTACGTTTGATCCAGAGCGGTCAGGTTGTAATGCCTGTGGCTGGCGCAACGTCAAACGCAATGTTCGGTGACAAGGTATATGCAAATGATGACAATGTCCTCACAATAACCGCTTCCGGCTCATCGCTCATGGGCAAGATCGCACGATGGGAAACTGGCACGACCTGCGTGGTTCAGTTCGAAGCCGACATGATGGATTCTGGCGCGTAAGCCTAAGGAGCTTTTTATTATGCCTCAATATGAAGAACTCGACTCGCGCGATATCGTCTCTGAATTCTTTCAAGAGTTCGAAGCTACACGCGATTCTGGATGGGCACCACGTGTAGCGATGAGCATTGACAGCTCGCGTGAAACGGAAGAGATGGAGTGGATCGGCCACGCACCGGAAATGCGGCAGTGGCTCAACGGCCGGCAAGTTGATTCGCCAGACAAGCGAGCGTTTACGCTGACGAATGTTCCATACGAGGGAACCATGGGACTTCGCCTCGCGGACTTGCGGCGGGACAAGACACAGTTCCTGCGGGCGCGTGTGGCTGAGATGGGCGCCAAAGCTAATCAGCATTGGGAGGTATTGCTCTCGGCTGAAATGGAAGCCAACGGCAATTCATATGACGGTGCTGCAATGTTCAGTGCGACGCATGCCGAGAGCGGATCCAATCAGATTAACGAAGCCACCAGCACGCATATCGGCACCGCCGATGTTGCCGACGCGACATCGCCGACAGCAGACGAGGCAGCGGCAGTGATTACAGAGTTGACCGGCTATATGTACACCTACACCGACGACAAGGGCACGCCGGCAAATGGCGATGCTCGCAACTTCCTGATCATGGTCGGTGGTACATATCAGGCTGCGTTTTATGGCGCGTGCAAACGTGCAGTCGAGGCGGATCGCTTAGCGAGCGGCGCTAGCAATGTGATCCCATCACTTGACTGGAACATTGACGTCGTCATGAATCCACGGCTCACATCGACCTCGAATGCTTTCATTTATTGTTTTGCCACTGACACTCGGCTCAAGCCGTATCTGATGGTTGACGAACAGCCCTTGACTACCGAGTTGTTGGGCAGTGGCTCGGATTGGGAATTCCATCACCAAGAGCATTTGTTTGGCGTGAAGGCCACTAGGACCGTGGGTCCCGGTAACTGGATGAAGGCCATCCGTGTAACACTCAGTTAGGAGAAGTCCGATGGCGAAGAGTTCTGCTTGCAAAGAATACGAAAAGATGAAGCACCTTTGCGCTCAAGCGAGTCGTCAGATTCGTGAAGGCGTGCCGGCAAATTCTGCAATGTCGAATGTAGGTGCAACGACGTTCGGAACGTTTGGCGACTTGCGCAACGCGAAGCGACAGGCGTTTGCAGTATACGAGCCGGAGATGCTCAAAGACCGGAAGGCAGGCGAAGCTAAGACACAGGAAGAGCAAAAAGACAATATATTAAAAATGCGATCCGAAGCACAAGAGCGGCGCAAGGAAATGGCAAAAGGCTTATCGCCCGTACGGTAAATCGGAGACAGGATCAGCGTGGAAAAACACTCTGTGGGCTGTGGCCTTCGGGGTGTTTTGTTTTGAAAGGGTAAGTGATGGCAGACGTTGACAAGCTCAGGATCGAAATTAACGACGACCCACTCTCCCGAGGCTATGTCGGCATGAGCGATCAAGAAATCGCAGAAAGCTTGAACGCCGTGGATCGAGTGGCCGACAGAGCTAGTCTCGGGAGTGACGAAATTTTGAACGCATTCGATGCGACTGAGTTCGCAGAATTATCAGCTGCTCAGCAGAGCGTAGCGATAGGCATTGCACAGTTGGGGCAGGCGAATCCAGCAGTTATAACTCGAACGCTTTCGGGCGTGTTCAGTGGCGCGTCCACCACAATTGCGGCATTGAGCGCCAGCGGGCAAGAGCAAATCAGCCGCAGTGTAGAGCTGTCCCTTGGCCGCGTCGCTTCGGGTGTTGTTGCGGAGGCACGGAAAAATGGCTAACGATGTACTCGTGACAGTTGGAACGCAACTGATCTTTGCCGATCATTCTGCGGATTTTGTCGGCGGTGCAACAAAGACGAGTCTTGAAGTAGCGACCGCCACGGATGTTCAAATCGATCTTACATCCTTGGCGGATACTGCCGGAAGGGAGAGCGCGCAGGCAGACCTTGGTGCGACTCGCGCGCCGGCTTATTCGGTGATGGCCAGTTTCGAATTTGCGGCCACGCCTACTACTGGCGAAGTTGTCGAGCTGTATTGGGCTCCTTCGCCAGAAGCGACGGCGGCGGATGGCAACGTGATGAACATTGACGGGGTAGACGCTGCCGCGCCGAGTGGAATCGGCACGCTCGGCGAGCTCGTCAAAGCGTCACAATTTATCGGGAATTTTATTTGCACTAATGACGCAACAGGCTCGGTCCAGACTGGGGTTGTCGGCATTCTTGTTCCCACCGAACGCTATGGGATTTTAATTGTAAAAAACGAAAGCGCAGCGGCGTTCCACAGCGATGCGGTGGAATCGCACATCGTGTTCTCCCCGATCATCGATCAGGTGCAGTGATGCTAGCGTGGAGCTTACTCAATGCCACGCATCCAAAGACCATCTGATCAGTCGTATCTATCTGTCAATTGGCAGAACCCGATTGATAGAACTCATCCGCTGAACAGGGATTTGCGCGCATGTTGGTTGCTTCGGCCAGGCGCAATGGGCGGGCGAACCGTCCGTGATTTGATGGGCGACCACGACGGGACATTGGTGGGTGCCGACCATTACGGATTTGCGACTGCCCCTCCGTCGTGGGGCGCTATACTTTACGACGGCGCCAACGACTACACAGACATCGGCAACTCCGAGGATTATTACACATCTTCGGCGACCGAAATGACTGTATCAGTTTGGTTTTTGGACCAGTCTTCGAACAGCGCTGAGAAACGATTGATGACTTTCCTTAGAGCTTCCGGTTCGTCTGGAGTCTCGATTGGAAAATCAAAACCCACGGCTAATAAATGTTTTGGTGCATACCGAAACGGTGCCGCAGGATTCCAAGTCATCGAGACGTCCACCTCCATAGATGATGGAGAATGGCATTGTCTGGCCTATGTTTTAAATGGCGCCAATGCGGAGCTCTATTTGGACGGCGTATCTGAAGCCAGTGCGTCTGATGTGGGGTCTGCTGAGACGTTCACGAGCGGGAGTTTCCCGGCCGACATCGGCGCCTTTAACCGGACCGGTTATCGATGGGATGGTTTAATAGGTTCGTGCTCCGTGTGGGACAGGGCCCTTTCTGGGCGAGAGGTGGCGGATTATCACGACCTGTCGCAGGTCGGATACCCCGGCCTGCTCAACCGCTGGCGTACGCCGCATGTTAAGGCGCCGGCGGCGGCAGTCACTACAGTCGCATCAGGTGGCGGTAGGCTACGGCGCAAGAGGCACCCATCTGATCAGTCGTATCTATCGGTCGATTGGCAGAACCCAATTGATAGAACTCATCCGCTAAATCAAGGCCTGTTGGCGTGGTGGTTGATCCACCCCGGCAATATGGGCGGGGCATTGTTGCGCGATCTCCTATCGGCTAGCGATTGCGTGCTGACCAATATGGACCCGTCTACGGATTGGGTTAATTCGGCGCACCGACCGGGGTCATGGGGCGGATTGGATTTTGATGGTGCTAATGACCATGTGGCGCATAGTGGCGTCCAGCTGCCGAAGACTACAGGGACGCTGAGTTATTGGGCAACGCCAAATTCAGTATCGTCGAATGATCCTGCGACATACTACGAAGGCAATGGCACCGGGTCGGGCAATAATGGCTGGGGGACGGGGGGGGATGTGCTTGAAATACACGGCGGGGTACATTCGGAAAAATGGCAATTTTTTTATCAGGACGGTACAGGAGCCACGGGGAGAGTCGGATTGAATAGTGGAGTTACAGCCGCGACAAACGTGCCGGCATTGAATATGGCAACGTGGAATCGTGCGGGCGAAATTAAGCTATATTTGAATGGCGCAGAAAAGGCGTCGGCGGACATTAGTGCACAGACTTTCACGAGCAAAACAGCAACAATAAAGGTCATGGGCCGGGTTGGCAATAGTCATGCGAGCAGATTCTGGAATGGCCAGATCGACGATGTCAGAATATATGACAGAGAGCTGAACGCGACAGAAGCGGAGGAATACTACCAGTTGTCCCGCCAAGGCTATCCGGGCTTGCTAAACCGCTGGCGTACGCCGTACGCCAAAGCGCCGGCGGCGGAGGGTGAATATCTAAGGCATACCGTGTATATTCCAGGACGTCAGCTATATGGCCTGCATAGGATGACACAGATCGGAGCGCTTTAATGCCTTCCTACGTTACCCCGAAAAAGAATACTGAATATGTCTTTTACATCAGCTTAACGAGCCAGGCGGACACGAAGCTGCATCAGGCCAATCCTACTTTTGCAACAGGCGACGCTAAAGTTGCGACTGACGATGGGTCGCCGGCAAACTTGAACACTATCCCGTCAGTTGATGCCGATTTTACCGACCGGGTAAAGGTTACGCTGAGTGCGTCGGAAATGAACGGCGACAATATCACGGTGATTTTGTCGGATTCTGCGGGCGCAGAATGGTGTGATCTGACCGTGAACATTGCCACGACAGCAAATCAAATCGATGACTTGGCTAAGGCGAGTGTGGCGACCGAGTCACGGCTTGCAGAACTTGACTCGGGCAACATACCGGCGGATGTTGCGGCTATCGTGGCCGATACAAACGAGCTTCAAGGCGATTGGGCTAATGGCGGAAGATTAGATCTATTGCTAGATGCTACGTTAGCAGACACGTCAGAGATTCAAAGTGATCTGGTGAACGGCGGAAGGTTAGATTTACTGATTGATTCTGTTATTTCCAAGGTGGACACCATTGACGACTTCCTTGATACCGAGGTTGCAGCCATCCTAGCAGATACGAACGAATTACAAACTGATTGGGTGAACGGCGGAAGATTGGATCTTCTTGTCGATTCCATCATTTCTAAAGTTGATACGGTAGACAATCTTATTGACACGGAAATTGCCGCGATCAAAACAGACACTTCGGCAATCTTATTAGACACTGGAACTACACTTCCGGCTACGCTTTCAACAATAGATTCTGAAATTGGTACGGTCGATACAGTGGCGGATGCAATTAAGATCACGACTGACAAGATGGTATTCACAACATCGAATCAACTGGACGTTCAGGTTGTTTCGATGGCAACGAATTCTCTCACGGCTTCAGCCGCTGCTGCCGACTTTATCGGTGCGGCAGAGATTGCTGCTAGTGCGTCAGCTGAAATAGCCGATCTGATCGCAGCCGATTGGGTGGCTGGCGATGCGTCACCACTCGCAATTGTAGCGGCGCTCAAGGCTGATGCTGAATGGTCTAACCTAGCGACTATTGATTCATCATTAGCCACAATGGATTCAAACATTGACGCCATACTTTTGGACACCGCCCAGATTGGCACTGCGGGTTCGGGGCTGACTGAAGCTGGGGGGACGGGTGATCAGTTGTCTGCTGTCCCTTGGAATAGTTCGTGGGATTCCGAGGTGCAGTCAGAAGCGACCGACGCACTAGTTGCTCTCAAGCTCGATCACCTCGTAGCGGTGGCAGATGGAGATGATCCAGTCGATGGATCGATCATGGCACACCTAGCGTCGGCTTCTGAAGACTGGTCGACATTTGTTCCGTCTGACGATGCCCTTGAAGCGATTCGCGTGCGTGGCGATGCGTCCTGGATAACTGCAACCGGATTTAACACGAGCACACCGCCAACGGCGGCAGCGATTGTCAATGAATGGGAAAGTCAGAGCCAGGCAGATTCCACAGGCTTCCACGTTAATGTCATCGAGATTGCAGGCACAGCGCAGACTGCTAACGATAACGGCGCGGACATCAATGCGATCCTAGCAGACACAGCAGAAATCGGAAGTGCTGGTGCAGGCCTGACTGCGATCGATCTTCCTAATCAGACGATGGATATCACCGGCAATCTATCTGGCAGCGTTGGCAGCGTGACAGGCGCAGTCGGGTCAGTTACCGGCGCAGTGGGTTCGGTGGTGGGCCATACGGTGCAGACGGGTGACTCGTTCGCACGGATAGGAGCGCCGGTCGGTGCGTCGATATCGGCGGACGTTGCGGCGGTGCAGGCGGATCTCCCGATTAAGGTGACCAAGAACGTAGCACTTGCTGCGTTCCCGTTCCCAATGGTTGATGCAACGGATGGCATTACGTCCGAGACGGGCAAGTCAGTTACTGCTGAGCGCTCGCTTGACGGTAATGCGTTTGCTGCATGTGCCAATGCGGTAACGGAGATTTCTGACGGGTGGTACAAGATCAGCTTGGACGCTGCCGACTTGAACGGCGACACAATCGCATTAAGGTTTGCATCGTCGGGTTGTGCTGATACTAAATTCACACTGGTTACACAGGCGACTTAACATGCCGGAAATTCTCAACATCCGAATAACAGTCCAGGACCAGGGGGACATTGACGCATTTGCCAG